CAATCATCTTTTTCTTGTAGTAAAAACCTTCGATGATTACTGAGTCTATAATAGACCTAGCAATAGATTCGTGCTTGGAATACTCCGCAATTTCAGAAGCGGTTTCGCCCTTTGTTGTTGGGTCTACGTAAGGTCTAACAACATCGATGTAGTTATCTGTACTATCTACATTTACGATATAAGAGCCGTCATATTCTGAGGGCAGGGAAATAGTTACCTTAGAGTCGGAAGTAGAAGTGGCTGTTCCCGTGGTTACTGATTGGTCCGCCATATCCGTAATGGTGTAATTATATCCAGTAGAAGCACTAGATACATTAATCACAGCATCAGTGGTATATGACGGAACCCTCAGTATTTCCATTTTTACTTACCGTATTCTCTAGCAATTTCTTCTGGAGTAGCTTCTCTAACATGACTGCGAGTTAGCCACTTTTCAGCTGCTGCTGCTGGAACAATGTTGTATCCCGTAGAGATCTTTCCAACATTTTCCCAAACAACATTCTTTGTAGAGTGTAGAGCAACAGTGGGCTCTTTATCTTTTTTGGGTGCAGCTGTTTTAGTTGCTTTCTTTTTTGGTGTTGATTTAGTTACACCAATTGCACCCGTCTCAATTGGTCCAACTGCATCTGTACCATCGCCATCTGACCGCTTTTTTGTTGCTTTTGCGGTAATTAGATCTGCGTGGCTATCAGACACTGAACCATTCCATGCATCGTTTTCTGACATTAAATGCCTCCTATATAGATATCTCTATTATAACAGAATAAATAAAGGGGCAGGAACCGAAGTCCCTGCCCCCTTAAGGGTATTAATTTATGGTTTAATCGGCAGCTGCATCAGCGAATGCTACAGCGTCCTCTTCTTCCCACTGAATACCGAAGCGAACGAATACGGTGTACTCGATCGTGTCCTTCTTGGCAACATACTCGCGGTTAACGGTAATGTCGCGCTGGAAGCCCCATACACGGTTAGCGGGGAATGTCATGTCAACATAACCAGCTGGGTAGTAGGGTACCTCTAGAACGTCAATGCCAAGAACACGAGTGGTGCGAGCAGTACCCAGAGTCTGGGCCTGGCCGTCAAGGTATGCCTGACGGTTGCGCTCTGTACCAGCTGGTGTACCAGCAAAGGCTTCAGCAATTGCATCTGCAAGAGTACCGTTGTTCTTAACGATACCCTGGAATGCGTCGGTGCCTGCGTAGAACTTGAGGTTGTTCTTCAACGCACGGTACTTACGGGGCATAGCAGTGAGAATTCCCTGCATAACCTCTGTAGTCCAAGCGTCGTCAACAACTGTAGCAACGTACTCGTGTGCGTCACCGTTAGTCTTTACGCGGTTTACGAAGCCCTCCATGATGGAAAGGAAGTTACCTGTTGCACCGTCACCATTAATGGCTAGGTCCTCGATGTCATTTGCAAATGCATTTGTCATCAAGCGAACAAGGTGGTCTTCCAAAGCAGCACCTTCAATGTTGTCTTCGAGTGCTTCAGCGCTGACCTCCCAGTCAAGACGGATCTTCTTTGTAGTAAGTTCCACCTTGGAGAAGGTTGCACCAGTGTTGGTGTAGTCACCCACACCCTGAGAAGCCGCACGAATAACGCGCTCACCTACGTTAACTTTTTCAAGTTCCATAGTGTTGGCACGCATAGTTACGCGACGACCATCTTTGGCGAGAACAGTACCATCCCACACGTAGTCAATAAAACGACGTGCTTGTTCAGGACGTAGGATACCACTGCCTGCATCACCCGAAGGATTTACGGCATTGGGACCAGTTGTAACACCAAAGCTAGCGGTGGGTACGTTACCTAGTGTGTCTGCACCAGGGTTGGTTACGCCACCAACGCCACCAGAAGCAAATGCACCTTCGGCATTATAACGACCTGAGTCATCACCTGCTGCATCTGGATTGTTTTTCTTAATCTCTTCCGACATATTTCACCTCCTAAGTGATTGTGTCTTAATTAAATAAGTCGGCAGTTTTGAGGAAACGACCGCCCCATAGGGATTTTTCAACCATTTCTGGCTGTTCCTGCACGATCTCGCCTAGATCGCCAGATTTACGGAAAGCAGTGTCTTGCTCTACAGCATCGACACGCTTACCAAACTCATCAAACTGGCCCTTAGCATCAGCAATTTCTTTTTTAGTTGCTGATAGCTCATCGGATACACCAGTAATTGACTTGTTGAGTGCATTAACCTGCTCGTGTAGAGACTTAACGGTTTCTGCTAGATCGCTAAAGGCTGATGAGAGGGTATCCTTGATTTCAGCTACTGCTTCAACAACAGCTGCATCGTCGGACTTGGCTACCTCTTCTACCTCGACAGCATCGGCCTTCTCGACATCGGACTCTACGTCGTCAGCCTTTTCAACGTCAGCTTCAGCAGCGTCGGCCTTTTCAACCTCGGCTTCTGCCTCTGGAGCATCATCGACAGAGTCAGCCTTTTCGGCATCCTCTTCTACGATTTCTACTGCTTCAGTTTCGACATCTGCCTCTGGAGCGACCTCTACTTCTTCAACAACCTCGTCAGATTTCTCTGTAAGGTTTTCTGTTGTGTCAGTCATAGGACTTACCTCCTCTGTCATCTTAGAAAGATTCATGCCTTTAGCACTATCAACTAAGAACTTAATCATGTCGGCTTTCTCTGCATCGGTTTTTTCTACAAAACCAATGTTCTTCATCGATACCCCCGACAGTGGGTGATTCTCGGATTCTTTTTCAGACAGTATGACAAGGCCTGATTCTGAATCCCAGAATACATTTTCCAACTCTGCAACGCTGTCGCCCTTAAGAACGTCAGCGCCGCCTACCTTTTCTACAGAAAGGATGTTGGCAAATTGATTTGCGGGGGAATCGACAAGAGAAAGCTCTACCAAATCGTACTCTTTAATAATACGAATCTGAGAGTCCATCTTCTCGTCATATGCATCGTCCCACTTTAGCATCTTCCCACCAATTGAAAAACCTGTGTATGTGCCATCAAGAACCTTTTCCCAAGTATCCTGAGCACCCTTAGAAATATACGCAGAAACATAAACGCCGCTATAGAATTTCTTGGTGTCGGGATCGAAATACTTATCCTCTTTAAAGGACACCATGCGGCCAACAGCAGAAGGCTGGTGCATCTCACGAATGTTTCCGCGAAACTTAGAAAAGGCTCCTAGCGAAGCCTCGGTTGTGACAATATCATTTTGCTTATCTACGTTGTCAAGAGTTGCAAAACCAGAAACGATTCTACGCTCTTGGTCAACTTTTGAGAACGGCATTGAGAGGCGAACATCGTCGCCTTCAGTATCCCAGTGGGCTTTAAAGATAGTCATACTAGCTCCATTATATACTGTTTTTTAAAAAATGTTACAATAATGTAATATTTTTTATTCTGATGCTGCGCCTTCGCCTTGAGCATTACGACCGCTAACAGTAGATGGGCTATCTGATTGATTGTTAGATCTTTCTGAGTCTCTCTCCCTGTTACCCGCTAGATTTGCTCTGGCGTCAGTAAGCTGACGTGAGGACATTTCAAATGGGTCGTCACCGTCTGGACGCTGAGGCAAGCCAAGCTCTTGGCGTGCTTCGTTTGGCGTCATTACCTGTGTCTTTACGTAACGCTCAATAATTTGCGACTGAGCAATTTCATCAGTTAGTGTTAGCTCATTGAATTTGAATTCAAGAATGTCTGTCTTTTCTTTGACAATCTTGTTGATCATCTTTTCAAGATTCTTCTGGGCTGGTCTTGCTACCTGCTCTTTAAAGGTACGATCTTGTGCTAGAGCAGAAGCAATAGAGGAAGCGTCGCCGCCACCAATTTTAGAAAGTGGAACCTGGTGTGCAACAAGGATATCGTCTCTATTGCGAACTCGGTATTCATTAAATGATGCTTCTTGAACACCGTTTTCAATTGGCTCCATCTTAAACTCTACCTTGTTGTTTTCAGTATCGCCAGGTAGAGGTATATACAATGTTCTGTGTGACTGGCCACGAAGACTAGTCTGGAGGAAACGGAACATCTTGTCCTCTGCGTCAGCAGAGAGCTTAGCGCCTTTAAGAGTTACAACATAGCGGGGTACAGCTTTATTACCAAAGTAATCAATGTTGTACTGCGAAGCTAGCTGATCTCCATGTAGTGAGGAAATGGCAGACATGATATCTGGGATACCATAGAAAGTATTTAGAGGAGAGTATTCTTTATAGTGAATGATCTCATTAGGTCTTACGTCATCTGTAATTGGGTTTTGATTACGTGCCCCAAAATTACGGAAGTAAACTACTTTGTTTCCAATTATCTGTACGTACCCGTCACGCAATCTGCGCACACGCATTGTTGTTGATGGAATGTGTCCGACATACCCGATCTCTCCCTTTGTCGTTCTACCGACCTCAAGGTAGCCATTACCCGTGGCCTGAACAT